GTAGAACTATCCAATCTCAAACCTTGACCACTAGCCGCTACACCATTAGCTAAAATAGTACCTGAATTGCTAACAGAGGCTAATGACAAACCGTCAAAAGCTCGCCACTGAGTTAAGTCAGAAGATTGCAAAGAGGCACCTTGAACAACAATACCATTATCGCTCGCAGAATTTACCCCAACATAAAATGTATCAGCAAGAGTTACGTCAGATTTACCTACTGCCAACCTTTTTGCACTAAAATCGCCCTTTATTAAAGTACCTTGGGAAGAAGGTTGATTGTCTGCAATAAAAAGCATGTCATTTAAAGTATTGTCCTTGCCCGACTTTTTACCTAAATATATAGAGTTATTACCAGAAGAACCCTGACCTGACAACTCACCCAATCCTATAGAATTTATAGCAGAAGAAGTGCTTTTACCTGCCTCTTTACCTATCCACACAGAGGATTCGCCACCGCCGTCTTTAGCTGACCTATAGCCAATGGCTATCAAGTAATCGCCTTCATGATTGTTTGCTGCTTCGTAACCACCAACAAACGCGTAGTTGCCAACTCCAGAACCGGAAAAAGAACCTATTGAAACGTGCCCCCTAGAATAAGCGGCTGCACCGGCCTCAAAGCCAATATTAACGCTATCATCTCTAGATTTTTCACCAGCTTGGTATCCTACGTTTACCGTTCTAGACACAGATATACTAGCGTTTGCGTCTGACGGACCCGCCAAATCTCCAATACTTACATTCTTGAAGCCTTGCTGGTTTTTGTGTCCTGCGTCAGTACCAATGTTAGTGTTTGAAGTTCCTGAAGTTATCCCGCTACCAGCACCGTAACCTATTAATGTATTTCTTGAGTTAGATGGGCCAGAAGAATCTCCAATAACCAAACTTTTATTTGTTGTATTAAAATCTATAAGGTATTGACTTGATGTAGTACCCTCTAGGTTTACATCTGTTAATTCTACAATTTTAGCTTCTTTGAACTTAGTTCCATTATTAAAAACAAGTCCAGAAGGACCAACAACAATCTGCGACTCTAAGTCTTTTATAACGCTTTTATCTGCTGGGTAGGTTACGAAAACCGCACCACTACCGCCCAAGTCTATCTTGCTTCCGCTATTTGAGCTAGACAAAACTTGAGAACGCTCAAGGTTGTCAGAGCCGTATACTCCAATACCTACTTCAAATTTATCATTTTCCTCTATGACGTAGTAAGTTATGTCGCCACTAGATAAAACGTCACTAAACTTTTTAAAGCCCGGTAAATCACCAACCAAAGAAATTCCACCAGTACCAGTACTTAAAGTGTTCTGTCTTATTCTATCGCCTACTTTTAATGCCATGATTACCTTTCTGCGGTAAAGTTGATTACGCTATTAATTTTTAGGTCTTTTTCCTGCATTAAATTAAAATTAAGTGCGTAGTCCGTAGAAGTGTTTATATTTAGAGAGTATTCGTTTAAATCGTTAAATGACAGAGATCGCTCAATAAACCTGTTGATATCAAGGGTAAAAGTTAAAAACCCTTTATTAAAAAATATAACAACTGGCCCGCTCGGTCTATCATTTCTGCTAGACAGACCATCATCGCTAATAGGTACTTCGGAAAAAGCAACGCCGCCAAAAAACATTAGTCAACTCCTTATTTTCTTTAGAGTATATACACAAAAAAAACTCCAGTCAATAAAAAAGCCACCCAACTGATTGGATGGCTTAGTATTAACCCGAAAGTTGCTAATTTCACATTAGAATGAAGCTGCAACAATTCTTCTGTTATCTAGAACGCCAAAGCCGTGCTCTGCCCAAGCGTAATACCCCTGTCTCTGAGAGCGGTGCATTGCAGGGTCAGGATGAACTTCAACTTCCATCTTAACAGGCATGATAAAGCTATCGTTAGAACTTTGATCTAGACCGATAACTAGCTCAACGTCGTTGGTGAATAGACTTCCACCTAGATCGTTAAGGAAGTAAGATTGGTACTCTTGCTGAGAACCAAACTCGAAAACGTCGTGAAGATTGACACCGTAAATACGTGTCAAAGAAGCAGCGTCGTCACCAGCTTGATAAATCTCTCTACGAGTTACTTCATCAACTTGATCAACGCCCCAGTTTCTAATGTCTTCGATGCCTTCTGGAGACATGTAAATATCAGAAAGTCTTCCGTTAGCAGTAACACTGTTACCACCACCGTTACGTCTCATTACAGTTTTCATCAAGCTGATAAGTCTCTTCGTGAATTGACCTTCAGCAGCGTCACCGTCATAAACAAGAACGTTTCTATCAACAGCAGCACTCAAAAGTGTGTGCCATCCGTCGTCGTTAGTTTTCTTAACGAAAGAAGCTTCTAGAGCTTGCATAGCTCTCGCAACAACTCCCCACTTTGCTTCTCGTGCATACTTGAGCAAGAAATCAATCGAGCTAGTAATTCCGAAAGTGTTGACCATTACGTAGTCACCTTCAACGTGACGCTCTGGAATTCTACCGTTTCCAGGATTTGTGTAAGCAACGTGCTCACCTTCTGTTCCCGGAGCAATCAAGTCCAAAGGATACTCGGTTGAAGCACCCGGCTCAAGAGGGTCTTTTTCGAAAATAGGCGAAACAATATCGCCAGAAAGTACACCCTTACGAAGAGGTGTAGTTAGTGCCTCGGCAAGCTCTAGTTGAGCAGCGTGAGCGATATCAATCTTAGTACTACCTGAATCTTTAAGCAATGCTAAAAACTCAGGAGATGGTTTTTTATTAGACATTAAATCGTACTCCTGTTCGTTATTATAGATTAGTGTTTGGAAGGTCTACGTAAAGTTTAGCGTAGCCATCTTCGTCAGCACCGCTTAGAAATTTACCTACAACTAGCTTTGAGCCATCTGCATCTGTGTCATCATCAGAAACGTCTGCAATTGCAACATTTCCGCTGTGAGCCAAGAACGCGGTTTCTCCACCAGAAGGCAAAGTACCTTGGATATTATTAGTTACAACATAACCTTTTCTTAGCAAGGTGACTTTTCCACCTTTTTGAACTTCATCTTTGTGTTGATTAAGATGTTGTCTGGTAAGGTCAATGTTTACCATATCGTTGATTAGAAGACCTACAGGAACAGCACCCGATGGAACTGCCTTATAAGTAACTAGAGCAGCACCGTTGTCCATAGAAGCACCAGAACCAGCAGTGCTTTGCGAAGCAATACCACCTCTTGTAGCAACTTCGTTCATGAAGTTAGAGATGTCAGTATCTAGTGTACTTCTGTCTGTTTTAAGAGCCATTGATTATTCTCCCTCTTTTAGATTTTGAGTTGATTTTAATACGCTTGTTTCAAACCAGTTTGAAGCGTAAGCTCTTAGTGCATCTGCTTCTTCTTCTTGGTTATCTAAGTTTTGCAAAGAAGCTTCTGAGCTTTCAACGGCTTCAGCTTCTACGTCAAGAGCTTCTTCTTCGTTATCTGCTTTGCTCTTGTCGTCTTCTTCCTTTTTCATCGTCGCTTCTTCTTCTTCTTTTTTCTCTTCTTTATCGCCGTGCTTAATGGCTTTCTTTTTCATCAATGCGACAACTTTATCAAAAGTATCGTCATCGACTTCACTAAAGTCGGCAATTGTAGCTTCAGCTTCTTCAGCTTTCAGACCGGCTTCTTCAAGCTGGGCTTTTCGCTTCATCATAGCTTCTTTCTTTTTCATCATTGCGAGCTTCTTGTCTTTTTCCATCATTGCTTCTTCTTTGTCTTCAAGCTCTTTATCTTTTTTAGCCAAAGACTCATTCAAGCTCTCAATCGAGGACTTAAACTCTTCTGCTTGCTCAGTAGCTTTTGCGATTTCTTCTTGTTTTTCGGCAAGAGAAGCTTCTAAGTTAGAAATCTGTGCTTCGAACTCAGCTTTTTGCTCTGCTACTACCTTCTCTTTAAGGGCTTCATTGGCAACTTTTGCTTCAGATAGCTCCTGTTTAAGAATTGAGACTTGATTCTCTAATTCGGTTGACATGTCGTAACTCTCCTTAATCGAGGATGTTGTTAAAATAATTGATTTGGACTCACTAAAAGATTCATTGCTAAGTATTAGACTTTCAGGATTGGCAGGGTTTGAAACTAAGCCTTTACCAGAGAACGATAAGTTTCGTAACATTCTGCCAACTCTATAGTTGTTATACTTTCCTTCGCCACCATATGCTCTGAGGTGTTTAGTTAAAAACGCTGAAGCCTCATTCCGTTCCAAGACAGACTTTTTTCCGTCTGGACTTATCATAGCGTAGTCAAAAGCTGGAAATAAACATTCCATAGAAACGAACCACTTACCTTCCTCGATCTCGGAAATGATTTTACTCATCCTAGACCTTTGCTCCAAATCACTCCACTCTTTATAAATAACGGCTTTTGTGAGAATGTCGAAATCTTCAGGTAGGTCATCTTCACTGTGAATTTCCATGCCTGACTTATCTACAACTCTATTGCCGGTTATATGTCCAATGATATCTTTTTCATTGTGCATAAAATTAAAAGGCTTGTCTTCGGGGGTTTCCCTAGCAAGCCATAATTCTTTTCGGTCGAAAACATCATCATTCTTATTCCAGCCAGTACTAACTAAGACAGACTCAAGATTGTATAAATCAAATTGACCTTTATTACCAGCCATGCTACAGCCAATTTCTTGAAGTTCCTCGTCGGTTAAAGATTTTAACTCGGGGAAAAGAATCTCAGATGTTTTTGCTATAGACTGGCAATATATAGAATTATTAGAAATCTGATCGGCTATGCCGTCAGATATTTCTTGCTCGTATATATTTATATTCATATTTGTTTTCTCCATATGTGGTATTACACAAAAAAATAAATTTGTGGGTTATTTTAAGGAAAAATGAAATCCTTTACAGTTATGCTACCTCTAGACAGAAAGCCTCTGAGTTAATAAGTCTCAACTCTTCAACTTTAGGATTTCTATTAAAAGCATTTTTGAAGTCAGATATCATGGCTTTTACATTACCTTGAAACTCTTCGCTTGGAGTATTACCAGACTTTATCAACTCCTGTATGACAGCTTCAGATATTGGCATCATTGGTTTCATGCCTGTAAATATACACAGCTTGAAGTACTCTAACTGGTCTATCTCCGATTTTGTGAGAGACCTAGCTGTAGACTTTGAGAATTTAGCGAGTGCTATAGGGGTGACGATTTTTGATATTTCCTCTTGAGCTTTGACACCCCAGAGGCAAATTGTTGATTTAGAAGCCTCCCCACTTCTTGGCAGTACTACCTTTTCTTTTCTCTTTTGTTTGTCTCGCGAGTTTTTAGGTCTTCCGTTTTGACCTTCTGGCTGATATTTATCGTTATCAATTTTAGAAACCGGCTGACTAACTTCAGGTTGGGAGTACGGTAAGTCCAACTCCTCTAAGAAAACCTTAGTATCTAGCTGATCTTTAGTTAGTGCCAACTTAGCCACATCATCCTTGTGTTGAGGGTTGTGATATGGGCCAGCCTTTGGTGGCTTTGACTTTCCAGCACCTCTGTCCTTTTCTTCTCTTTTCACTCTGACCTTTTCTATACTTGGAATTTCTCCAAATCTTTCTAATATTGTTTCATCCGAAATTAACCCTCTATCATTTAACTTGATGTAAAGTTCTTTCTGGGTTGACTCATCTGATAGAACTATTTCATCAAATTTTATAACTGCTGGAAGTCTAAAGCCCATAGCTTGCCTAACCATCTCAAGCTCTTGCCTCCAAAACCCAGAAATTATATCCCTACCGTATTCTAGTCTTTCCACTAAAGTTTTAAGGGAAACAAAGTTATTGCTATAACCACCGCTAGTACTGGCACCCGTTAAAGTTGGCGGTATACCTAATCCTGCGTATATACTTGTTAAAACGGGTTGATACTTGGCCTCCCCAAGAAATTTATATACTTGAGAACTAGACTCCTTGAATTGAAGTTCTGGCCCCCA